GTTAAATCAGCGCACGTTGAAGCTACCGGCACTGTAGTGTCTGGTCGTAACCGTTTAAAGGGTTATCAGTGTCTGTCTGGCGGTACAGCTGGAGATATTATTTTCCGTGACGGCGGTGCTTCAGGCACTATCCGGTTGCAGTTTAATGTTCCTGCTAACACCAACAACCCTTTTGCTAACATTATTCCCGGCGAGGGCATTCTGTTTACAACAAGTATCCATGCAACACTTGCAACAGGCGCAAAAGTCACGGTGTTTTATGGCTAAGAGTCCAGCATGGCAGAGGAAAGAAGGCAAGTCCGAGAAGGGCGGTTTAAACGCCAAAGGTCGAGCCTCCGCCAAAGCGCAAGGCATGAACTTGAAACCTCCCCAGCCGGAAGGCGGCTCACGGCGCGACTCCTTCTGTGCAAGGATGAGTGGCATGAAGAAGAAGTTGACTTCCGCCAAAACCGCCAACGACCCGAATTCACGGATCAATAAATCTTTGAGGGCTTGGAATTGTTAGATTTAAACACCGCATGGTCAGCAATCCTGTCTCTAGTGATAGGGTTGCTTGGCTACATGATGAATGAAAAGTTCCGGGAGCTGTCTCGTATCAGCATCCTGTTAAACAAAACACGCGAGGAGGTTGCCCGTGATAATGTTACTCAAGCAGAAGTGGATCGCATTACGAACCACATTGACCAACGCTTTAACAAACTTGAAGCAAAAATTGACCAGCTTCTTTCAGCGGGGAAATGATGCCGAGCACAAGTAAGAAGCAACACAATTTCATGGCGGCTGTGGCTAATAACCCAGCGTTTGCCAAGAAAGCAGGCGTCCCACAATCAGTGGGTAAAGAATTCTCCAACGCGGACAAGGGCCGCAAATTTAAAGAAGGTGGCGATATGAAAAAGATGAATATGGGTGGATACGCAGACGGTGGCATGACCATGGTCAACAAGGGCGGCAAAATGGTTCCTGACTTTGCTGCTGACGGCAAGGGTAAGATGGCCAAGGGCGGCATGGCCCACGCAGACGTAAAGATGGATAAAAAGATGATGCAGAAGGCTGTGAACAAACACGAAGGCCGTTTGCATAAAGGCGCGTCTATGACTAAGTTGGCTAAAGGCGGTGGCATTGAGACCAAGGGTAAAACCAAGGGCAAAATGATTACCATGAAGTCCGGCGGCAAAGCCTGTTAAGGAGAAACCTATGAGTCCAGCAGAAAAACAAGCGCGGGAAGAAATGGCTGAACGCAAAATGCAAAACGCCACTGAAAAAGCGTATTCAAAGTCTTTGACTAACACTGAGTACGCCCCCGAAAAGAAAGACCCACGCGACGCTGTCCGTGGACAAAAGGGTTACGCTAAAGGCGGTTCTGTTGGCTCAGCTTCTAAACGTGCTGATGGTTGCGCTACAAAAGGCAAAACCAAAGGCACAATGATTACCATGAAAGGCGGCGGTTACGCCTGCTAAATTATGATGGCAAGCCGTGGAATGGGAGCCGTTCTCCCATCTAAAATGCCCGGTGCAAAGAAAAAAGCACGGCGTGATAACACTGACTTCACGCAGTACGCTGAAGGTGGTAAGGTAAACGCTGCTGGTAATTACACCAAGCCCGGTCTTCGCAAGAGGATTGTGTCTCAGGTAAAAGCCGCAGCTACCCACGGTACGGGCGCTGGTCAGTGGTCAGCACGTAAGGCGCAACTTGTTGCTAAGAAGTACAAAGAAGCTGGTGGAGGCTACCGAGATTGAAAGCTCCTCAGAAATCTCTCAAGGACTGGGGCGACCAGAAGTGGCGCACTAAGTCTGGTAAACCGTCAAGCAAGACGGGTGAGAGATATTTGCCTGAGAAAGCTATCAAGTCTTTGACGCCATCAGAATATGCGGCTACAACCCGTGCTAAACGCGCAGGCAAGGCGGCTGGTAAACAGTTTGTGGCTCAACCCAAAACTATCGCAAAGAAAACGGCAGGATTTAGATGACCACTACCGGCTCAACCCTATTCAACATGGACTTCACGGATATTGCCGAGGAAGCTTGGGAGAGGGCTGGCCGTGAAATGCGTACAGGTTATGACTTGCGCACAGCACGCAGATCAATGAACCTAATGACTATTGAGTGGCAGTCCAAGGGTATTAACATGTGGACCATGGAGCAGGGTATTATCAACCTGACTCCGGGCTTATCCACTTATGCGTTGCCTCTTGATACTATCGATTTGATGGAGCATGTGATCCGCACAGGCGCTAACGCTGTATCTACGCAGGCTGATTTAACCATTTCACGTATTAGTGTTTCTAGTTATGCCACTATTCCAAACAAGCTTCAGCAAGCTCGTCCAATTCAAGTCTGGATTCAAAGACTTTCTGGCGAAACTAACCCAACCAGTTCGGTCTTGGTGGGCGCGATTACGGCGACAGACACCACAATAACGCTTAACACCGTAGTTGGGTTGGCTGGATCTGGCTTTATCCGCCTTGATACCGAAGACATCTACTACACCTACGTCACAGGGAATACCCTAGGTGGAGTGTTCCGTGGGCAAAATAACACAACTGCCGCTTCCCACATTAGCAGCACTGCAGTATTTGTACCGCAGCTTCCAGCTGTAACGCTCTGGCCTACCCCTGATAACACAATACCCTATCAGTTTGTTTACTACCGACTCAGGCGCGTGCAAGATGCAGGTAAAGGCGTGGAAACAGCCGATATGAACTTCCGTTTCCTGCCCTGCTTGGTAGCAGGCTTGGCATACCATATTGCCATTAAAGTGCCTGAGTTAATGCCACGCATCCAGATGCTAAAGCAGATTTATGATGAGACATTTGAGATTGCTGCCGGTGAAGACCGTGAGAAGGCCCCCGTTAGATTTGTACCCCGTCAGATGTATATTGGTAATACATAATGGGAAATAGGTTTGCATCTGGTAAAAAAGCGATTGCCGAGTGCGACCGCTGTGGCCAGCAGTACCAGTTGAAATATCTTAAAACAGAGATTATTAAGCAACGCAAATATGAGTTGCTGGTGTGTCCTGAATGCTGGGATCCTGATCAGCCACAGTTGATGCTGGGCACGTTCCCTGTAGAAGATCCTCAAGCTTTGCGCAACCCGCGCAGAGATACAACGTACGTAACTTCTGGTGTTAATACTGCAGGGTATGTATCTGGAGGATCTAGGGATATTCAGTGGGGCTGGAATCCGGTTGGTGGGTCAAGATTAAACGATAATTTATTAACGCCAAACTACTTGGCATTAGCCTTACAAATTGGTACAGTTACAGTAACTATAGGAGCTTAAAATGGCATTCACAAAATCAGCAGATGGCATTGCCAAAAAAGGCAAAACCGAAGGTAAAAATTACGGTGATAGCGGCCCCGTTGCTAAGATGATGCACGGCGGCAAGGGCAAAGGCCAAGGCAAGACCAACTCAGACATGAAATCAATGGGTCGTGGTTTGGCAAAAATTGCCGCACAGAAAAGAGGCTAATCATGGCTACATTTAGCAAAAAAATGATGGGTAAAGAAGTTGGCGATGCCAAAGTCTATGCCACACCGCACACCATGACTGGTAAAGTTGTTAAGGCTACCGATAATCCCGGTTCAGGCCCTGACCACAGCGATGCAAATACAGTCAATATGTCTGTTGGCAATATTTCTCGTCGTGCTCAACCAGCAGCTAAGACAACTGGCATCAAAATGCGTGGCGCAGGCGCGGCCACCAAAGGCTTTATGAGTAGAGGCCCGATGGCATGAACTACACCCAGCTTGTCACGCAAGTAAACGATTACTGCGAGAACTCTTTCCCAACTGACAATATGAATACGTTCATTCGTCAGGCGGAGCAGCGCATTTACAACACTGCGCAGCCATCCAATTTGAGAAGGAATGTGACAGGCACGATAACTGCAAACAATAAGTATTTGAGTTTGCCAGACGATTTTCTGTCTACATACTCAGTCGCCATTTTTCCGGTGGGCGGTGGTGATTATTTGTATTTGCTAAACAAAGATGTAAACTTTATTCGTGATGCGTATCCAAATCCAAACACCACTGGTAAGCCAAAACATTACGCAATCTTTGGCCCGCAATCAAGTAATGTAAACGAGTTAACGTTTATCATGGGACCCACGCCTGATGCAAGCTACACCGTTGAATTGCATTATTACTACTACCCAGTGTCTATTGTTGAAGCACAAACTACATGGCTTGGCGATAACTTTGATTCTGTGTTGTTGTACGGTACAATTTGTGAAGCATTGGTTTACATGAAGGGCGAAGGCGACATGATGACTGTTGCGCAACAGCGTTATGTTCAAGCAATTGCTTTGTATAAAAATCTGGCTGATGGTAAGCAGCGCATGGATGCTTATCGTGATGGTCAAGTAAGGGTCTCTGTATCATGAGTATTTCCCAAACCGCAACAACAAGCTTTAAGGTTCAACTCCTTCAAGGGGTTCACAACTTTGGCCCAACATCACCCAATACGTTTAAGATTGCTTTGTACACTGCAGCTGCAGACTTGGGTGCTACTACTACCGTTTACACAACAACCGGGGAAGTGGTTAGCGCAAACTACACTGCGGGCGGAAATGTTTTAGTGGTCTCAACAGAGCCAACATCTGCTAATAATTCAGCGAGTGTTCCAACGGCGTTTATTTCATTTCAATCCAGTAGTTGGACAAATGTTACGTTTACATGCCGTGGCGCATTAATTTATAACTCTACACAGGGCAATAAATCAGTAGCAGTTTTGGACTTTGGCTCTGATAAAGTTGTTACCAGCGACAACTTCCAAGTTACTTTCCCAACACCCGACTCCAACAGCGCCATCGTGCGCATTTCTTAAGGACTTATCATGGAATATAGCGTAGCAAAAGATCAAGTATCAGCTGGTCTAATTACAAATCCCACAGCAGGCGATATGGTTGGTGCTGGTGGCGTTTACACAGTTACTTGTGTAGGCGCTGACGGCGTTGAAAAATGGTCTGATACATTCCACAATCTTGTGATGAATGGTGGTTTGGCCAACATGAACGGCGTGTATTTTGCGCTTGGCACGCAATCTGCAGCATGGTACTTGGGTCTGGTAACTGGCCCCGGTTCTGGTACAACTTATGCCGCCGGTGATACGTTGGCATCACACGCTGGTTGGACAGAAAACACTGATTACACTGGCAATCGCAAGTCTGTAACCTTTGGTGCTGCTACTACAGCTAATCCATCAGTGATTACAAATTCTGCCTCGCCTTCAACGTTTGCCATTACTGGAACAACAACCATTGCCGGTGCTTTCTTAACTAACGTGGCTACCGGCACTTCAGGTGTTTTGTTCTCAGCTGGTGATTTTTCTGGTGGCGATAAGTCTGTTGCATCTGGCGACACGTTGAACGTCACTTACACATTCTCTCTGACCGCGACCTGATAAGGTATGCTCGGGGATGTAGCATTTGCACAAGCGCCGTTTGCCTCTCAAGGGGGCAACACGTTTAATGTAGCCGTCTCCGAAACAGGTTCAATTGTTGATGCACTTGGCGTTCCAATTGTTACTTACGGCGGCGCTATTGCGGAGAGTGCTTCTGGTTTAAACACGCAGTCTGTTATTGCTACATTTGTAGGCAACAATAGCGAGTCAGCTTCTGCGGCAGATGTTTTAAATACATTAAATAACACTTTTAATGTGTTATTAAGTGCCGGAGCTAGTGGTTCAGATGCCGTTTCGGTTCAATCCAGCTTTGTTGCTTCTGTTTCTGAAGCAGCTTCAGCCATTGCTGAATCCCTAAGTCAAGTCGGTTTTACTGCCGCAATAGTTGAGGCGGCATCAGCAAATGCTGCCCAGCAAAGTGGTCTTGTAATTTTAGTTTCAATTAGTGAAGCCGCTTCCGGTGTAGACGCTCGGGCAGGGAACATTATTTCTACCGTCACAATTCAAGAATCTGCTTCTGCAATTAGTAGTCAAAGCGACACAAAAACACTTAATGTAAATGCTACTGGCGTGCAGTTGGTAGTGCGTATTGGCAGCATACTTATTTGGGCTGAAATAGATGACAGTCAGACTCCAAACTGGCAAAATATACCGACTTAAGGATTCAAAATGGCTATTGTTTTAAAAGATCGCGTCAAACAAAGCGCAGCCGCCCCCGGTACAGGAACGATTACGCTAGGCGCAACTACCGCTGGTTTTCAAGCTTTCTCAGCAATTGGCGATGGTAATGTTACTTACTTTGCAATCGTTGATCCTACGTCTGGCGCATGGGAAGTTAACTACGGCACTTACACGGCTTCTGGCACAACACTAAGCCGTAACGCCACTCCTTTGTCTTCTTCCGCCGCTGGCGCTCTGGTTAACTTTACCGGCGCAGTGGATGTCTTTTGTACATACCCATCTTCAAAGGCCATTTACGAAGAAACTAATGGTAATGTTTTAATTGACGGCGGACCCATCACGATAGTTGGCAATGGCGTCACAAGCTACACAACATTCTCCGCTGCTTTGGGCGAGTTGTATGCCAACATTAACAACTTTGCTCAGTTCTACGCGCAAAACTTGAATGGGGGTTCGGAAGCTTCGGGCGATTTTGTTGCTTACCGTAACGATTCAACCGGCACAACTAAGTTTGTGGACTTGGGCATCAACAGTTCAAACTACAGTTCTGTAAGCTATCCTATTTTTACAGCCGGTTCCGCTTATCTTTTTAACAATACCGGGGAAATGTTTATTGGTAGCGAAACAGATGATTTAATTTTGTTTGCGGGTGGCGTAGCCACAACCGATTGGGCTGCGCGGATTGATAAAACAAGCAAGTTAATTACCACAAAAGCGGCTTTGACTTTGGGCGGCGCTTTAACAGGCATAGGGGGTTCATTTACATCTCCGGTAACAACAACTTCGTCAATGGCAACCCCCGGCGCTACAGAACTTGTTACAAAAACCTATGTTGATAATGCCACATCAAGTGCGCTAATCTTCCATACAGCCGTTCAAGCGGCTTCTGTTTCTGCGTTTAATGAAACGGCCACAGTCTATAACAACGGCACTGCGGGAGTTGGAGCTACTCTTACTAGGGTAAGCAGTTTCATTACTTTTGTAATTGACGGTTATAGCCCTTCAGTTAATCAACGGGTACTGATTAAAGACCAAACCACTCAAACGTGGAATGGTGTTTACACGGTTACAACTGTTGGCTCCCCCTCGGTAGGCTTTGTTTTGACACGCGCCACAGATGCAGATACTGCTGGTTCTGGTGCTAACTTATTAAGCCTTAATGACTATTTCTATGTTCAAAATGGTACGGTTAACAAGGGTACTGCTTATGTTTTAAGCGCCCCTTCCGGAACAATTACTTTTGGTACATCAAATATTCAATTTGCCGAGTTTAGTTCTTCTCAAATTTATACCGGCACATCTCCTATTGATGTTACTAGCACGGTTATTTCGTTGACTACTGTCCCAGCCACTTTGGGTGGCACAGGCACGGCCACTGTAACCACGGGCGATCTGTTGTACGGTTCAGGCACAAACACTTGGGCAAAACTACCAGCTGGTGCAGGTTACAGGTCTTTGTTAATGAATGCCGCAGGCACTCAAGTTGAGTGGAATGCTGTTTCGCTCAATCAATCTAACGCAGTGTCCGGCACTTTGGCAACTACCAATGGCGGTACAGGTCTTAGTACATACACACTAGGTGATATAGTTTATTCAAGCGCAGCAAACACAATTGCAAAGCTTGCCGGTAACACCACAACCACCAAAAAGTTTTTAGTTCAAACCGGCACAGGCTCTGTATCTGCGGCCCCAGCATGGGGCGTTGTTAATGGCGCAGATGTAACTGGAAACATTACAGGTTCGGCTGGCTCGGTAGCCAATGCTTTAACTTTGGGCACGTACCTTACTGGCACAAGCTATAACGGCTCTTCCGCAGTAACAGCTACCGTAGATGCCACATCCGCCAACACAGCTTCTAAAGTGGTTGCTCGGGACGCATCTGGTAACTTTGCGGCAGGAACAATTACTGCGGCTTTGTCTGGTAATGCAACGACTGCGACTACAGCTACAAACGTGGCTGGTGGCACGGCTAATCAAATCCCATACAACACTGCGGCAGCAACCACCTCATTTATTGTTGCCCCAACAACAGCTGGAACGTTTTTAAATTGGAACGGCTCCGCATTTGCCTACACAGCCATTTCTACACCAAGCTCAGTCACATTTAACAACGGCGGCGCAGGTGATGCTTCTGGTACAACTTTTAATGGTTCCACAGCACGGACAATTTCTTATAACACTGTTGGCGCTTCTCCTTTGGCTGGTTCCTCAAGCCTGACTACGACTGGCACAATAACTTCCGGAACGTGGTCTGGATCTTTTGGCGCAGTATCTGGCGCTAACTTGACTAGCATTACGGGAGCTAATGTCACTGGCACAGTGGGTAGTGCAACCTCTGCAACAACTGCAACTAACGTAGCAGGCGGTGCAGCTAACCGTATTGTTTATAACACCGGCGCAGGAGCAAGCACTTTCGTAGTTGCGCCAACAACAGCCAGCACATATCTTCAGTGGAATGGAACCGCATTTGCTTGGGCTTCCACTACAGGCCCGACAGGCCCTACTGGACCCACTGGCCCTGCCGGAACCAATGGAACAAATGGTGGCCCCGGTCCTACAGGACCTACCGGACTTACTGGACCAACAGGACCGCAAGGTATTCAAGGTATTCAAGGCGTTGCTGGCCCCACTGGACCCACAGGACCAACCGGCCCTGCTTCAACAGTTCCCGGCCCTACTGGACCCACAGGACCTACTGGAACCGCAGGTGGACCCGGACCCACCGGACCAACCGGACCATCTGGGACTATTACCAATACAGCTTACCAAATGACCTCTTTAGGTCTTGGTACACCTGCGTCCGGTACAACAGGCGAGCTT